CTCATAGTGTGCGCTCCACCCGATACGGGCTATTGGCAGAGGAAGCCGAAGCGCACCACGGTTAATCCTCATTTACGCGCTGTATGCGCCACTACATTGTCACCTGGTTATGTGCCATCAAGCATTGCCCTATGTATTCCGCTACCTGTGGCACTACTGCGTTGCCTAAAGCCCCTATTTTGTCCAATTCTTCGGAAACCCCATCATCCATTCCACAAAAGTCGCTTTTGGATATTTCCCCACCCACAACAACAACAACCTCACCAAGCCAACGCTTCCATCCACTCCCCGACTTGATACCTTTCGTGGCACGCCATTGCAAGTTTCCCGAAATACCATCTTCTTTGTTAAAGATGATGCTGAATTGGCTAAACTTCTCACAGGGGTAGGCAATAAGAAAAACCCTTTCCCTCTCGTGTGGGGCACCAAAGGCTGACGCTGGTAACACTTCCCATTCCGCATCATACCCGATCTCGGCCAAGCCTCCGAGAACTCTACCAAACCACTTGCCATTGTCTCCAGAAAGGAGGTTTCGCACGTTCTCCAAGACCGCGTATCTTGGTCGTAACTCGCCAATAATTCGGTGAAACTGCGACCACAATCCCGACCTTGTGCCCTCGCCAATTCCTGTTTGTTTTCCTGCAATGCTGACGTCTTGACACGGGAATCCTCCGCAAATAACGTCAACTGTTCGTAAATTGTGTTTTCCGACATCGCGCACATCCTCATATCGTTTTACATCAGGCCAATGTTTTGCAAGTTTTTCTCTGCACCACGCATCTTTTTCCACCTGCCACAAACATTGCATCCCTGCACGTTCAAATCCCAAATCAAATCCGCCAATGCCTGCAAACAGGCTACCAAATGTCACGCTCTCACCCCCTCAATAAATGCCTCGTAGCCACCTGATTACGTGGCCAGTGATTTAATGTGACCATCGACTGCCTGGCGGTGTTCCGTTGGGTTTTCGGGGCCAAGCATCGCGTCACACAAAATATCCTTAAACGGAAATCCTTTCCCCGGATCAATCTTTCGGCCTGGACTTATATCGCTGTGGCGACGAAACGCATCAATGCCCCACCCGTAACGACTGCGCAAGTCTTTTATCAACTCAATGACCGCGATCCGCTGGCCTTTGGTGAGCCATTCCTTGGCAATCGTGCGCGAGAAGGATTCATAGGTGTGGCACCCCCCCACCATAATCTCGATGCCAATGGTGCCATAATTTGCACCTCTGGCGTGGGCACACATCATCGTTTCGTCTGCCGTGTGAATGCGCAAACCAGACGGGGTGATAAAGTAGTGTGCTGAATAGGGTGTCACGTGTTGCAGGTAGTCGATGCAGTGCAAGTCTGCATCGCCAAATTCGATGTATTCAGCGATTGCGTGGATTACAGCGCCCTCCATTGTGTCCTTTGCTTGGATTGTGCTGTTTGGTGTGATAGGCCAGCGGATGTTGCGTGCAGAAAACATAGTTGCTCCTTTGGTTGGTGTTTTTGTATATTGGAATATACAAATGGTTGACATATATGTCCATGGTTTGTATTATTCGATATGGACTTTAACAAAAACGACCCCCAATACCACGCCATTGCACGAAGATTGCAAAGCGAAAACCACATCGCCATACTGCAAAACGAGGCTGGCACAACCTATACATTTGTGAGCCGGGATGGCACATCACCATCCACCATGTCACAGATGATCGGCCTAATCAATGCAATGGATGGAATGGCGAAAGCAGAAATGCCCCCTGACGAATACGAAAGGTTCAGTAATGCTCTCCAAGCGATTTTTGAAATATCAAAAGACTGCCTCTGCGATCAACAATCGCCATGAACCCATCACGAAAGAATACAAAATGCGCACAGACAGCGTTCAGCGCGTTGTGGACTTGGCACTGGGTCAGCGCGTGGCCGATATGCGAGAAAAGAAGGGGTGGTCGCAGGTTGCGTTTGCAAGGTATTTGAATATCGACCCCACTGCGCTGTCGCGCTTTGAGGCTGGACGCATCAAAGACCCACGATTGTCACTTGTTCTGGATATGGCAGACGCTTTTGGTGTTACAGCGGATCGCCTGTTAGGGCGCAAGGTGGACAGGTCGAAGATGGCCAGTAAGGAGAAAATGCGTGGCTAAGGCACTGTTTTGGACGCTGTTCGTGGTGGCCATATCGTGCTTTGATGCACTGCGCGATGTGGGCCGTGGCCAGTTTGAATATTGGGTGTGGCACACGTTTAAATGGTTGTCGTTCTACCCTCCACTGGCCTATATTTTTTATCGCAATGTTTACAGGCCGGTCAAGTCGATTTGGTATTGGCGATGGATCATTCCCATGCTTTGTGTTTTTTTGAGTGCGTGGGGATGGTTGTTGATGGCCAAGTGGTTTCGGCCAGAACATTGGGGGCCATGGTCGAGTCAGTGGTTTGGCTTTTTGTTTTAGAGGTGCCAATGAACATAACAACCCAATCATTTTTCGTGCGCTCAACCGACCAGATCGAGGTCGGTGCGTTTTATCAGATCATCGGCACGATCACCAATCCAGACACAAAGTTTCGTCCGTGGCTGGATGACCGGCTGCCCCTGCCGCCGCAGTTTATACAGGTGTCCGGGCCAGTGGTGTATGCCGAAAATGAAGAACCGTATATCCCATGCACATTGTTTGTGGATGTGGGCGAGGCAAAAGAACACAAACCCTACATGATCAAGTCGGCCCTGCGCTTGCACGAGGTGAACATTCCAGAGCATGGTGTCCATGACCATCACTTGGTCAAGGTGCCCGATGGCCTCATGGCCGCGCTGGGCGCAACCAGAAAGACAAACAAACAAAACGACTATGGCGAAATGGTGGGGTATCGCTTGGGTCGGTATTAAGGAGCGAGTATGCAACAAGTAACAGAGTTTGAGCCGTTGGGGGATCGCATATTGATCGAGCCAGATGGCGCAAAGGACAAAACGGAGAGTGGTTTGTATATCCCCGACATGGCAAAGGATCGGCCCCAGCAGGGCACTGTTGTGAAGGTGGGGCCGGGCAAGTATGACCCACAAACCCAATCGTTAATCCCAATGCGCGTAGAGGTTGGTGATCGGGTGATGTATGCAAAATTTTCTGGCACCGACATTCGGTTGGACGATGTGCCCTATCTTATCACCACAGAACAGGATATTTTCGGCATCATTAAGGTGCGCCGTGAAGATGAAAAACTGAAAGCCTTTAATGGAGGTGCAGACGATGAAGCAGTATCTGTTGGTTGATCTTGGAGATCGCGTGGACTTTTCCTCTGGCGACCTGGCCGGGGTGGTGGTGTGTGCCGTGTCGAAGGAAGGGTTTCGGGTGATCGCAGAAACCGCTGGGGTCGTGCCTATTGGCACCAATTCACCGGTCGAGTTCGATGAAAACGGTATCGCCGCAGGGCCAAGCATGCAGAAGTTGTCTGAAGCACGCACGCTCACGCTGGCAGAGTCGATTAATGTGTGCAACGAGGCCAGTCGGCTCATGCAGGTGCAAAGCCAGATCGGGCACCTCAAGGCAGAGTTCTCAAATCGCAGAACGCCCCCTGCCGGACAAGGCCCACGCGGTTCCAGCATTATCATGCCGTGAGCAAAAAGCGCAACAAGGGGTGGTTTCCAAACGAAAACTCCTACAAGGGCCCTCGCGACCTGTATGGCGAGAAAAATCCATCAGCGATTTTGACCGCCAAGCAGGTACGCGAAATCCGCTGGCGCAAGCGGTTTACGCGCATCACAAATCAAGAACTGGCAGACGAATATGGAATCAAACACGGCAGCACCATCTCAAACATTGTCAACAGGAAACGCTGGGGCCACATCAAATGACCGAAAACCCCGTATTATTCGTAGGCATTGATGTCGCCCATAAGCGTGACACGGCGGCACTGGTCGCCGTGGCAAGGGATCGCGAGGCAGATCGTATCTGGCGGTATGGCCATGTGATATGGAAACCCCCGGTCTTTATCCCCGACATCACCGCGTGTGCGCTACATATCCTCAACACGCGGCGTGTCGGGGCAATTTTATATGACCCTGCACAATTCGTCGGTGAGGCCCAGCGCCTCATCGACGCAGGGTTTGAGCATGTCCTACACGCCATCAACCAACAAAGCATGATGGTCGAGGTGGCCAGCACGCTCCACAACCACATCCAGCGCCATGACTTTGTGTGCTACAAAGACGCAGAGTTTCGGGGCCAGTATTCATGGACAAATGCCGTGGCCACAGAGCGTGGCTATCGCATTGTGAAGATGAAGCAGTCGAGGCCCATAGATGCCGTGGTTGCAGAAGCGATGGCTCTGTGGGGCGCAAACCAAGACTTTGCACACATGTCCTCGCCAGCATACAGCGACAGCCAGCACGCAATTCCCCTCACGGATTTAGCATAGGAGTCAACAGTGATCCACCTTATCAGTCGGCGCACAGGTGATGGCGTAGAGGTTCATTATTCGGGCAGTAGCAATGAAACGATCTGTTTTGAGTTTGCTCGAACAGTTATTGGTATGGTATATCCAGAACCCAGCAAGCAGGGTGGCATGACCCACCGGGCCTATGCGTGTATGTTGGCAGAGCGCACGCGGCCACAAATTGATGATGACGTTGAACCGATTCGGTATTTTGTGTGCCTGGACGAAGTGGACACACACGATGTGGAGGCGTATTACCAAAATGTGATCGCCATGAAGGATAAGTATCTGTGCGACACGGTGTTCTGCCCCAAAAGCCCACGGCCATCTTTTGAGGCATTGCGCGACCTTGAGGGGTTGTCTTTTTACCCTAACGAATCGGCAATTCACAGCCGGGTGCGATACCCCGGCTTTGTTGACCACAACACAACGGCCAGCATACAAGAAACCGATCTGCCCAACGATGAAAGTGTGCTGGCAACGATCAATGCGTTTTTGCGCAAAGAAGTGATCGACCCCTACACACGGTTTCCGGTGTTAGCCGCCAAACATCAGTCGGTATATCGGTTGATGTTGCCTGATGGGGCCAACAACAGAAAGGCCAGAGAGGCGCTGGCAACGAAGAATATGATGCCTATTCGTGCGCTATGGCTTGCGGCACAAGGACTTGAGGCGTCCACATCGTGGCAATTTGACAACATAACAACCAGTTTGCATCAACCCGGATCGGCAGGGTATTAATGAGCCAATTCAACATCTTTGGTGGCGAAGATGCTGGCCCGACACAAAGTGAAAATCCAATGGTGCGCGAGTATGGTGCCTACTCGGACACAACAAAAACCTGCAAGCAGTGTAAATTCTTGTGGCACGACGACCATCACAGCAAATCGTATATCAAATGCGCCCTGCGTGGCACATCACGATCCAGCGCAACAGACCATAGGGCCAAGTGGTCTGCATGTCGCATGTATGAGGAAGTGAAACCATGACAATAGAACAACTTGTTGACCGGGTTGACTGGTCGGTGTTTGACGAAGAAACCGAGCGACTGGCAAGAGAGGGCGATCAGCGCATCGGAGAATTGGATATGGACGAGTGGCACGATAAGCGTGAAGTGCTTGTAACCGGGGCGCTGTATGCTTGTACGTGCCGGGAGTGTTCGTGTCGGGCAGAATACACTGTGGATGGGGAGTGCGAGGACTGTGGGGGTGCCATGGTGCCCGATTGGAATGCCAGAATGGATGCGCGAAGGCTTCTTGGCCCAGCGTGGAAGCAGGTCAGGAGCATCTTGAAGACGGAGGGCTTGCTGTTAAACAGTTGACAAAACTGTTTTGTTTTGCTAATGTAATGGTATATATATGACATACATGACCGTGGGCCGTGTGGGGGCCTGACTCTCTCCTGCATGGCCCACGGTCTTTTTTGTGCTTGTGAGGATGCCCTGTGCCAGAAGAAATGGACATACCCCTATTCCCACCACGACAGCAAATCGAATTTCGTGACGACGAGGCCACAGAATTAACTGAGGCGGTCATACAGACGTATGAACAGCGCGTGCGAGATCGAAGCTCACGTGCCAGAAGTCACGAAAAATACGACCAGATGTATCGTGGCAAGGTGAAGGAGTTTAACCCACGCAAGGGGCCTTGGGAAAACAGCGCGAACACGCACGTCCAAATGCCGTATTGGCTTGTGGATGCGCTCAACGCACGCGCTACGCACATGATATGGTCACAAAACCCGTTGGTGGTGGGCAAGTGGGAAGACCCCAGCGACCAACCTAAAATGCAACGGTCATCACGATTGGTTGAGTGGAACTTGCAGCCGCGGCGCATGAATGCACGCGCCATGTGGGATCGAGGCAGCAAAATCCGCTTCATCCATGGCCACAGCGTGACATGGATGTATTACGCCAACGTGTTACACCAATACCGCATCATCGAGCCGCCGCGCCCGGAGGATGCGTATAAGTTTAATGGCGCAGTGCCACAGGTGGATCAACAAGGTAATCCCGAACAGCGCCGCGCTGGGCCGCGCTATCGGTGGGTCAGAAAGACCAAATACCAAGGGCCAGTAATGTACCCGATGGAGTGGGATGATGTTCTCGCGCCAGAAGGGTGTATGAACTATCAGCCCAACAGTCCAGAAAATCCCGGTGGTGCCGACTCAGTAATTTTGCGTTACAGTGAACTTTTAAGCACCATGTTGAAAAAGTATGACGGTGGCAACGGTGACTATGCCGCCATGATGGACAATCGCCGCACACGCCTGTGGTGGGAACAGCAGATTCCAAAGCGTTCCGCAGGTACCTCTGGCGAACTCAACGACCAACGCCGCGCACAACAAAACAGAATGGATGGCATCACGCCAAACCATACCCCAAAGCGCGACAACCGCACACAAAACCCTACCGCAGAAATCCTCGTATATTTTGGCCCTTGGCGGCACCCCGAACTCAATGAAGATGTAGAAATGATGCTGTTCTTCTGTCGCAATCCACGCATTTACCTTGGTGGATATGCGCTTACGGATGTGCTTTATACAGGCGTGCGCCCACTTTTGGAGATGCACTACAAGACTGTATCGAACACAATTTACAGCATGGGCGTCTGCGAACTGGTTGAATATCTGTCCAATGAACTCGATACAATCCACAACCTGCGCATAGATGTTGGCTTTGCTACCAATATGCCGTGGTATTTTGTGCGCCGTTCTTCGGGCATGAAGGGGTCGCAGATACAGATCAAACCTTTGGCGCTGGTTCCTGTGGACAGTCCAAATGATGTGGTCAATGGCCACAACGGGCAAAACGTGACCGCATTTTACCACGAAGAAGAAACCCTGCTCTTAAGTATTGTTGAGCGTGTCATGGGCGTGGCAGACCTGTTTTTGGGTGTCAACGTGCGAGGCGGCGCTTCGGCGCGTCACGCAACAGGCTTTCAAGGCCAGCGCGAAGAATCCGAAGCGCGATTGGCAGATGTGATCGCTCAAGACGCCGAATCATTCTCTTTTATGTGCCGCACCATCAATGACATGGAGTTTATGTATGGCCCCAAAGAGCGTAGATTCCGATTGACCGGCGAATTGGGCGAGGGCACGACATTCAAGATCAACCGTGAAGATTTGTTCTATCAAGGCGAATATGACTTTACGCTGGGTGCCAATGTGGGGATGTACAGCCAGCAGTTTCGCACACAGCGTGCCATGGAAGAATATCAGATGTTGTTGCAAAACCCATTGGTCGGACAGGATTTGGGTCGCATTTGGGAGATCACCGCAGAGGTTTTGCGTGCCTCTGGACACTCCGAGGCAGAAATTGAAATGCGAATCGGGCCTAAGTCGGCCTTGCCAACGGGCGATCAGAAAACACCAAGTCAAGCTGTCAATGAGATCATAGGCGGCAAGTATGGCCCCGATGGGTTTCCACATCCACACCCCAACGATGACAACGCGAAATTCATTGAGGAAATCATGGCATTTGTTCAAAGCGATGCCTTTCGTGGTCTTGGCCAAACCAATATCCGCGGCCTCATGAATTATCTCCGGGCACACCAAGAAGCCTTTGCGATGAAGCAACAACAGATGATGATGATGCAGCAGCAGGGGCCACCACAGCAACCCACGCCACTACCACAAGGCCCAGCGCCCAACAATGGCTCCGGCCAAATGGGCGGCATGACAATGCAAGACACGTATGCGTCACAGACAGGACAGGGGCCACCAAATGCGTAAGCATGGCGTAGAAGATATGGCAAAGGTGTCTGAGGATGTGCGCAAGCAGTATATTGCCGAAATGGTCTATCATCCGGCGTGGCAGTTTTTGGTAGATCGCGTGCAGACACTGGTTGAAGAATCCCAACAGACCCTTCTTGACGAAGCAGGTATCATCGACGAACAACACGGCATTGAAAACATCCGCTACCGAAAAGGCGTGTGTGTGGGCGTACAGGAAACCCTTTTGATATTTGTGGAGTTAGAGGATGAGGCGCAAAAATACATCGACAGAGATAGCCGAACATCTCAAACCTCAGATAGCACGTAGACTGATAGAGCGTGCCGCTGGGGGGCAAGGTAAGTTTTTATTGGTGTATTATGATCCCAACGGGAACATTGAAATGCGTATGCACAGTGAATCAATGACCGCGACAAATTTTAAAGATGCTCGTGATTACGCACACGAACAGGCATGCAAAAAAGAAAAGGTCGCAGTGCGACCCTTCGAGCCGGTGGAGCCATAACCCACGCAACAAACACACACAAGGAGGATGCCATGGGCAAAAAGTCCAGCAAGTCAACAAAGTATGATGGTGCAAAGCCAAATCCCAATTTGCGCACAGCCACCAAAAACAATCCCGGTGGTATGAAAAAAGCCCCTGCTGGGGGCGGCAAAGATGCCAGCGGTGGTTCAAAAATGTGGTAAGATCGGGTCGGTGTGGTTCGGCATAACAGTCGGCCCCACACCCGATTTGTTTGTGCCGGTTATCACACCGGCCACTATTCATGGAGCGTATTATGCCAGCACGTACAAATACGGGCGTTAATAACGCTGGGAAGTCGCCCGGCCCAGCATCCTCACAGACACCTGCCGACAAGCCATCCGGGGCGTCAAACCGGGGCGGTGAAGGTGAGAGCAATACTCCGACCTCAGTCGCCTATGATCGCTTTTCAAGCGTAGTACATGAGCGCAACGAGGCCCGGAACCAGTTGGCACAGGCACAGCAGATCATCGCAAACCTGTCGCAACCGAGAACACCCGCAGATAACCGAGAGGCCGGTTCGGCTGACGATGAGACACTTCGCCCATTCCTTGAAAGTGCAACAGACGAGGAAATAGGGCGCGAGGCCCATCAGGCCGTTGTGGGTGTATCGAAAAAAATTGCCCAAGAGGCGGCAGAAAAGGTGGCAAAGGACAATCAAGCGTATGTCCAGCAAACCATCGCCGCACTACAGGCAAACGGTGAGGTTGAAAATCGCATCGCAAGAATGCACGCGCAGGGCGACCTCGACCAGAATACAGAACGTGCCCTGCGAGACAATATGGAGGCAGAGATCAAGGCCAACCCACAATGGGGTGGCGTTAATCAACTGCTCTTACTTGACACGGTGTATGGTCGCATGACACGCGAAGGCCATGTTCGCCCAGGCACGTACCAACCATCATCTATGCCCGGCCCCGGCGGTATGGGAGGGGCACACCAACAGGCCAAATCTGCCGACGAGAAGTTGCAAGAACATCGAGACATTATCTCAAATGTGCGAAGCATGCTTCCGGAGCGATTTGGGCAGTATTCCGTAGAAGAAATGGAAGAAATGTACCCTGTTGAACAGATGGGCCCCGGACGTGTTATCACCACGGAATATGGCGACATCGAGGACAAGGTGATGCGAGATGGGTTTTCGCACTTCCGGCCCCCTCCCGGCCATGAGTTTTGGCAAAAATCAGCCGGTCGCCGGTCAACGTATTAATCCATAAAGGAGCAAATGTATCATGGCAAAAGCAAAAACAGATGCCGTTGCAAAAGCAGACGTTCAAGAAGAACCGGAGCAAGAGAACGATGCAATGGCAGAAGAACACGAACTGTTGGAACTGGCCGCCAAAACAGCGGCCACGGACGCGCAGACCAACGAAAAAGGCGATCGGCTTTGCCCGTTGTGTGGCTACATCACCACACTGGCAAAAGAGGACAGCCAGATCGAGCAGTTGTCCAAGCACTTGTTGGGATCACACCCTATGGCCATCAGCGCCTTTGCGATGAATCCAGAATTGGGCATCGAGGCGTATTCGATTCTTGTGGAGCGCAAGAAATACGAAGATATGGAATTGCGGTTGCCTCCCGAGTTGGGCATCGACCCGGTGGACGAGTTGGACGATTGGGATTATTTGCAGGTGGATCGCACCTACAAAAAACAGGTAGAAGCCACAGGTGGTAAATTGCGCTGGTGTACAATGCAAAATGTGAGCCGATACCAGCAGCGCGGATACCGATTGGCAGAGGCCGATCAGTTGCCGGACATGCCGTTTAATCACAACCATGAAGATAATACGGTGCGCACCAACGAAATGGTGCTGATGGTGATCCCTGAACCTGTTGTGGAAAAGCAGAAGCAACTGCACAACTATCGCGTTGCCCAGCAAAGCGAGGGTCTGATTAATCGTGGGGAGCAGAACGAGCAAGACCTCGACGACAAGGGTCGCCAGATATTCAACTATTACACAAGAGTACGCGGTATGCCAGCGGCAAACGCAATGAAAGTAACCAATATGCGCCTCAAGCGCCTAAGCAATGGCGAGCCCATGGACAATGCCATGAGTCCTGAGTTTCAAGAAGGAACCAAGACCGTTGTGCATCGGGGGCGCATGTAAATCACCAGAGAAAGGTAGGTGAAAAACATGGCAAATGAAGATCGAGCATTTGGTTTCAAACCATCCGGCATGGTGCGCCGCACAGGCTTTTATGAGCAAGATGCGAGCGATACCACTGCTGTTTTTATTGGTGACGTAATTGATGCGGAAGATGATGGCAACGTGAGCCCTGCCGCGGCAGGTAGCACAGACATCCTTGGCGCTTCGGCAGATTATAGCGCGGCCAGCACAGCAAAGACAAACCTTTGCGTGTTTGACCATCCCGATCAAGAGTTTTATGCTCAAGATGATGGTTCTGCGACACCCACGACAGACTATCGCTTCGGGAACTGTGACCATATTGCTGGTGCCGGTGATACCAACACCAAGCTCTCCGGGCACGAAATCGCCGCAGACGACATTAAAGATGCCACTGCTGGCTTTCGCCTTTTGGGCTTGAGCAAGCAGGTCGGTAACGCGATTGGCGTCAATGCGATTTGGCGTTGCACAATCAATGAACATCACTTGGCCAAGGCTGACGGTATTTATGCCGCATAACAGTTAGGTCGATAAGTAAAATCCAGTATGGCAAGGAGGTGACACTATGCCAGCAGTAGCACGCACAGCGAATTTCCCAAATGGTACAACCACGCGGGGGATTCACATGATCGTTTATCAATCGTGGACACAGCGCGAACCGCAAGGTCGCCGCTATTTCCGTGTCTATCAATCTTCGCAATACCGGGAACACTCATTGACGTTTGGTGGGTTGGGCCTTATGGATCAAAAAGACGAAGGTGAAAGCGTGAACTATGAAGCGCCCGTAGAGGGTTTCTTGAACACGTTTACCCATGTCTGGTATGCCAAAGGTATTCGCATCACCCAAGAACAATGGTCTGACGACCTTTACGGGGTGATGGAAGATTCCCCTGCTGAGTTGGGTCGGATGGCTTATGCCACCGAGGAAACTGTCTTGGCCAATGTTTTCAACAATGGCTTTGACTCTAACTACACCGGGCCAGATGGGCAACCGCTGTTCTCGACGGCTCACTTGCGCGAAGATGGGGCAACCTATCGCAACGAGTTGTCAAGCGCCGCCGACTTGTCCACCACGTCTTTGGAACAGGCATTGATCGACTACCGCAACTTCCGCGATGGCGGAAGCAAGCGCATCCAAGTGCAACCCGGCGTTTTGTTGGTGGCTCCAAACGCACAATTCAACGCCGCACGCATCTTGAAATCGACCCATCGCCCCGAAGATGACACAAACGCCATTCAGCCATTGAATGACGTAGGTTTGCGATTGGATATTTGGGATTACCTGACCAGCGATGAAGCATGGTTTGTTGGCCCCAAACAAAAAAGCGAAGGGCACCTCATGCTCTATGAGCGCGAACCCTTTTCTTCCGACCATATCTTTGACTTCGACACCGGCGACATTAAACTCAAAGGTGGTTATCGTCAATCATCTGGTTGGGGTGATCCTCGCGGTTGGTTTGGTTCTCCCGGTGCAGGTAATTAATAGTTAAAACCTCGGCAGATTTGAAACTGTTTCTGCTCAAAACAGAGGGGGGTGAGTAGCTTCGGCCAAAGCCCCACTTACATTCTTATTTTGGAGTTTTTCGATGGCAAATTTAGCAAAAATTTCTGGACGCTGGGTCAACCTCGACAAGCCCGGTGGGTTGGTGTTGTTTGTTGGTGGTGGCACAAGCGCCTACCAAGGCAAGGGGGCCAGTGACAGCAACAGCGGCTTGCACCCCGAAGAACCAATGTCCACTATTTCAAATGCGCTGGCCAAGGTGGTGACGGGTCGCGGTGACACGGTGGTCATTTTACCCGGCACAGTCACGTTGACTGCTGGGTTGACGATTGATGAAGATGATGTCACGCTGTGTGGCGTTGAGGGTGTTGGCAGTGTTAATCCAAGCGCGATTGCAAACACGCTGGCCGCGTCTGATGATGTGCTGGACGTGACCGGTGATAATGTAACCATTGAAGGGTTGCACTTCCCTGCAAGTGGCGCGGCGCTTACATCCCGAATCAATGTCGGCGGCAGTGGGTGCGTTATTCGCAACAACACGTTTTTGTGCGGTGCAAATGACCTCGAAACCATCACGATCCCGGCGGCAGGTACGTATTGCACAATTTCGGGCAATCGATTCGCCGTGACAGCAAACGGCCCAGACGCCGCGATTGAGATCGAGGCCGCCGGTGCGGCACATTTGTCGGTCTTAAATAATGTGTTTCATGGTGGCAACGACACCAATGCTTGGGATGCAGGTGCGGTCAATTCTGGCGCGGCCCATACACAGTGCCTTGTGAAAGGCAATGTTAGCAACTTTGGTGCAGCTATCGTCTTTACAGCGGCCGCAACCGGCGTGATTGCCAACAACTTCACTGGCGAAGGCACGTTGGGGTCTATGATTGATCCCGGATCATGCATGTGCTTTGAGAACTACGAAGCAGATGCCATCGACGAGACTGCTCGCGTATTCCCTACCACAGCGGCAAGTTAATAATTCGGCATAAGGAGACAACATGGCCACACCTACGCCTGTCGAAAAGCTACGGCGGATCGGCAACGAGTTTGCGCTGGTATGGGATGCTGAATGGGGAACTACGGACAACTTCACCGACGAAGCAATCCTCGATGTATCAGCAGATTTTGGCGACCTGACGAACAAGATCAAAATCAAAACGGTGTATATCATCTCAACAACCGGCATCGAGGTGGAATTGCAGTTTGATGCAACGACCACAGATGAACCGATTGCGACATTGCCAGAAGGTGCCACCGGGCCGTTTAAGTATGACTATTGCGACTTCCCGGATGGCGGTATAATCTTGCAAGAGGCAGGTGTCGGTGATGTGTTTTTGACCACCACAGGTGCCGGATCGGGTGATCGCGTTTTCATGATTATTACTGGCGAAGCGTATTAGGGGGAGATTGCATGGCATCGTTGACGCTGGGCGAGGCAGTTAATCGGGCCTTGGTGATTATTGGCGAACCCGAAATCACAGAGTTCACATCGGACAACCAACTACAAACACTGCTTATCAACATGGCCAATTCGGCTGTGGTGGATATTCGCGAAGAAACGTGGTATGCCGAGTGGGCTTTTTTGCATGACGCGGTGCCCAGCGTTGCCACAGTAACCAGTGGCACGATTGCTGTGACCAATGGCGGCACGACCGTGACCAGTAAAGATGACGATGGTGACGATGCCACCAATTTCACCAACGTGGCCGCTGGCGATTGGCTCCGCAAGGGCACAGACCTGACCAGTTATAAAGTCTTGTCTGTGGACACCTCAACCACGCCCCACACCTTGGAATTGGAAGATGCTTTTCTTGGTGAAACCGCGACCGCATCTTCCTACAAAATAATCCGCGACACATACAGTCTCGACCAAAGCGATTTGGACGAGGTTGTTATCATGGCCTATGGCGACAACGCCTACGGCTATGGGGGCGCACGATTGCATCGTGTGGATATGTCGCGCATCTACGCACTCTCTGGTGGAGATCGACACCGAAACACTTCTGGTAAACCGCAGTATTTCACGCGCATCAAAAATGACGACAGCGGCAATCCTCGCATTGTCCTGTGGCCCTACCCTGACTCAACTTACCTGTTCGACCTTTGGCACACCGCCAAATACTCTGCACAGTCCACATTCGATGCCAATTTACTTGGTGTCGATGCGCCAAGCATTGCCCATGAAGCCATCATTGCAAAGTGTCAATGGGCGGCGTGCGTATTTGACAACGACACAGAACAAGCACGCATTTGGGGTGGTGCCGATGGTGAGGGTGGCCGATATGGCAACCTGCTGACAAAGGTGGCAGAGCGAGAAATGCGATCCTCGCGTGACGACAACCAACTCCAACTCCAAACCTACCGCGACTGTGGGTCGCCATACGGGTTGCGCGGTGAAAGCCAAATTGCTTTTGATCGCGTGGGCCCGTACAAGCCATAACAATGTATCAAGTCCAAATAAACAAAGCGAACCAGATCGTGCCCGTTACGATGGTTGACAATTCGGGCAGTCTGTTGACTGGTCTTACATCTCCGACAGTGCAAATCAGTAAAGCCGGTGCGGCGTATGCGTCCTGTGATGATGGCACCTTCGCAGAGATCGGATATGGCGACTACACGGTGCAACTGTCGGAGGTGGACACAGACACAAGCGGATTGCTCGTGGTGCGCGTCAAAGATGCAACAAGCGCCGAAACAAAAGTGCTGTGCTGGGTAGGCGTTGCCGATGCGGCACAGCGCAAAATCATTACCACAGACTCTTACTTCAGGTAAACAACATGTCCGGGCGATGGAAGGTTGACACATACTACGATACGGGCGATGGTATTTGCCGGGTGCGCAGACAAAAAGACCCGAACATGCCACGCGCCACGTTTTGGGATTTGCTCAACATGGTCTATGATGCAGAGTCGGACGATCCAGAGGCCATGCGAGGTGCGACATTTTATGGCAACACACCCTTGGGTGGTGCCGTGTCAAACATCTTCGACCATGACGATGGGTCGAAGATCATTGCAACATGTGAAGATGGTAAGATTTACGAGTATGGCACCGATTGGGCTGTGACCAGCGGTGCCAGAGCAACGGGCAATTCCACCACATCGGGGTTGCGATGGTCGGGCCTTACCTATGAGTCAGCCACATCGAGCAAGGATTTTACCATTCTATGCAATGGTGTCGATGCGCCAATCAAATACGACCCGGCAACGGGAGCCACATCGCTGGGTGGATCATCCCCATCAACTGGCAATTACCCTGTCCAATTTCAAGGGCGAGCAGTAATGGCCGCTGGGGATGTTGTGTATTTCAGCAAACCCCAAGATTGTGAAAAGTGGGCCACATCGGATGGCGGTCGACAAATCCCCGTTGCACCGGGAACAGATGGAGATATTACCGCACTATTCCCATTCGGTGACAACCTGTTCATTTTTAAGCGTTCATCTATTTACCGCCTCAACCCCACACTGACATTTGACTTGGCAGAGGTAAAACTGGTCAGTTCAAATATTGGGTGCGTAGCGCACAACGCAATAGACCAAGGTGGGCCAGAGGGTGCAGAAAACCTGATCTTCCCATCATCGCAGGGCGTTGAGATGGTGGCCGCGACAGACAGTCGCCTTGGCTTTCAAGTGCGAAACATTACACGGTGGGTTAAGCCCATCATTGACACGCGAAACAAATCCGCCATGGCCTCGTCGTGGGGCTTGTTCAATATCGACCGGCGAGAATATTATTTTGTATTTCCCACAGGTACGGCATCGACACCAAAGGAATGGCTCATTGGAAATTTCGGTCGAGCCGGAACACGGTTCCCTCGCTGGACACGCGCAAACCTTAATAATATCACAGCCGGTGCCATGGTACATTTGGGCAATGGTGAATATGCGCAGTTCGCAGGAGACACCAATGGGCGCATCTATCGCATGCACATTGAGTCTGCGGCGACATTTGGGGATCGCACGTTTACTTCAAGGCTTGTTACGCCATACCGATTGCAGGGTGCCCCATTCTCCCTCAAGGAATACGGGTGGAGTCACATTGATGTGGACACTGAGGGTGCATATACCGTCACAGCAAACCAAGTGCTACTGCGGCCCAATTTACCCAATCCGCCAAGCAATCGCGCAAACTTGCGATACATCGGCGTACAGTCTGGTTGGGGTGAAGGGTATTGGGGGGAAGCTGTGTGGGGTGGCAAGTTGTATGCCGGGGAACGAATACGCCCCCCGAAGGCGCGTCGGGGTGCTGGCATGGCCCACATTGTAAGTTCGACAAATTGGTTTCGCTTTAACGGCGAGGCGATTGCATCTAAATATAAACGGGATTCTCTCGCCGCTTAAAAAGGGGATAGGATATGGCCGCTGGAACACCTGTTGCTGATTCGATGGGCGAAAACACGTCGAAAGAAGGCAACAATATCGCCATTTTGGGCGATCACACAGACGACAACCCGGATGCACTGGCCGCCATATTGGACGGGTCGAGTGCAACGCGCCTCAATGCCGCAACCGGTAAAGCGATGCACTTTGAAAATCTGCCTTACACAAAAGACCATAAGGCGGATCGCATCGACGTGTACAACAATTCTGGCGGCGCAATCTCCGAGGGTGACACATTATACGTAAGCGGATATAATGCCACGGAAGAATTATACGAGGTGTCAAAAGCGGTGGTCACAGAGAGCAACACGACAACGCTGTATGCGACATGGATTGCTGACGAAGGGATTGCCAATGGCGCGTCGGGTAAAGCTGTCAAGGTGCGCCCGTTGACAGGTCAGGACACCAGTGGACTCACCGTGGGCCGACCCATATTTTTATCTACAACCGCAGGGGGTTGGACGGGAACGCTCCCTGTCGCCGCAAATCGAATACAGATCATTGGCTATGTTGCTGTGGTCGATGCCAGTGTGGGCCGGGTAATCTTTGAACTGCCCGGACAAATCCTTAATTGGGAGTCAGCAGATGAGATTTAGACTTTTGTTTCTGTTTGTGTGCCTGGGCCTTGTGCCATTGCAGGTCGAAGGAGCCACGCGAGAAATTGATGCGCGTGCAGATACCAGCACAAAAAGTGCTGGCAAGCACGTAAGCATTGCGCATGGGCGAATTGACACGGTTTCGTCGGACAGTGCCACGATTGGCACGCTGAATGTTTTGGGTGGCATCACTATTCCTGCCGCATCAACGCAAACACTTTCCGCCTTGACTGTAACGAGTTACGTGGACTTCTCTGCGGCAAGCACTGGCACAGTGGATCGGGATTCATCTACTGCCGCGATTACAAGCGGAACGATTACAGGTATCACAGACCTTGCCGTAGCAGATGGCGGAACAGGCGCATCGGACGCAAGCACAGCACGAACCAACTTGGGGCTTGCCATCGGCTCTGATGTTCAGGCATACATCGCAACCATCGACAAAGATTCATCTACTGCCGCAATTACCTCTGGCTCAGTCACAGGTATCACCGACATCACAGTAGCAGATGGTGGCACAGGCGCATCGGACGCATCCACAGCACGAACAAACTTAGGCGTTGCTATTGGCACTGACGTTCAAGCCTACATTGCAACCATCGACAAAGATTCATCCACTGCCGCAATCACCAGTGGGACGATTGCAGGTGTGTCATCTATCAACAGCGCAACATCCAACACGCTCGGTGGCACATCCACACTGACAGGGAATTTTGGCATCACCCAATCAGGTGGCACATCTACATTAAACGCAGACAGCACATATTTCGCATTTCCAGACACCATACTTGCCAAAGCATCATACAAGATATTGCCATTCGATATGACGGATGGACAGTTTCTTGAGATTGACACGCATACGGGTGAAACGGCATATCAAAAGTTCTTGCAAAAGGTAAAGAACACATCGTGGGTGCTTGAGGAACGAGCGCAACGAAATGATCCTACGTGGGTGTTTCCGCGCAGGGGTGCTTGGCAGATCACCACTGGACAAGATAGTGTGATTTTGTGGGATTACACGGTGAGTCCCGTTGATACGGTGATGGTGTTTGCGCGTGGTGGTGCATCCATTGTTTCAGGCGGAAATATGGTTGGGGCATCCAGTGATGTTATTACAGATGTGAAATTTCTTGATGGAACTTTTTACGTGGGAACAAAAACGGGAACTGGTGCAATATTTAACGTGATTGATTTTGTTAAAGACCGTTCTTTTGTTTACAGGTCAAACAGTAACTACATATATAATGGAGGCATTTCTCAGCGCAACAGTGGCGTATCGTTTTATCAAACCGCAACTATTGCGGTTGTCGTAAACGAGAACGTCAACGCAGTCTCAGTAATCCGTGACCCTGAAGGTGCGACAGATGAATTTGGGCGCAGGTTGCCTATTGTGGGTGTTGCTACGGCAGGTGGGGCAAGTGTGAGTGATGCAGGTATCAATAATTTTTACGACAGTTCTACTTCTACTGAATTTTACAGCATAGATATATCGCCTGATGGTTGGATAGTTGTTGGCGATAGAAATGCAAGCAATCCAGATCGACCATTTCTTAAGAAATCTGTGAAAACAATTACTGCTGATAGTTGGTCGTTTGACATTTCATTTGCGAATGGCAATGGTGGCAGTCGTGAAGGTAGTTGGTCTGACGCATCTGTTCACAATGAGACATTGTTATTGCCAAGCCAAAGTGTTGTAAATGGTGTTGACCCTGTGTTTTTGCAAGCCACATCTGAAAATATTTTGCTGGCACATATCAACTCAACATCCCTATCAGATGGCATAAATGTTCACATAGACTCTGATGGCAATATTGCATACCAAGACACGCTTGCGTGGGATTTGGGTAGCGTGAATGGCGTGTTTAATAATGCGCTGACGAATGTTGGCTCTGCAACATTTGTTGATGGTAAAATTGGTAAAGCCGTATCACTGAATGGCACAACCCAATACTTGATTCGACCTGATGACAATGCGTTCAACTTTGGCACGTCAGATATGGCTATTACATTTTGGTTCAAGTCTGCATCTGCATCAAATCCAGCAGGTACAGTTAATGTTGTGAGACTACAAAAGAATCCTGACAATTTAGGCTTTGGACTTACAGCTAATGGTTATCCAAACTTTTTTGTGTGGGATGATAATGCTGCGACAAGTGACGCAATAACACCATCCATAGACGTATATGACGCACTTTGGCACAGTGCTTTGGTTGGGCGCGATGGTGCTAATTGGGTTATGTATATAGATGGTGTAAAGGTGGGAGAAACAGCAGTTTCAAACGCTTCCGCATCCATCGACCCTGATAGTTTACTGGTTGGAACAGCAGTTTTTGGTGGCAGTACGACAGGGTTTTTTGCTGGTAATGTTGACAATCTCGCCATCTGGAAACGCGCATTGGTCAACAATGAAATTGTATGGCTGAACAATCGTGGACAAGTCGCCAATGGCAACCTCTCTGACTACTTGGGCGCAAACGATGTGGACTATGCAAGCGCAGACCCCAACAGCAACACGTTCACATTTGGTAATCAAGACACAACATATCACACAACCACATCTGGCTTACCTCTGGCACGTATTCCAAGCGCAGGGGGTAACGTCACAGACGCACACGTAATTGCTTCTGGTGACAGCACAGCAATCTACCAAGCGACATCGACAAAGACCAAAATCTATCAGCCTGACTTGACAGTGCAACAGTTGGCGCAGGATAAAGGCGTGGAGTTTGCGCGACCAGTCGCCAACATCAAGCGGTTCGTTGCACCAAGTAATCTGCATCTGTTCGATGCTGTTGTGGACGGTGCAGGGTATGGGGATTACACGCAAGTAGATCAAGCCATTGATGCTGGGGCAAAGTCGATCTTTATCAAGAACGGCACGTATGACCCATTTGATGCTGATGTGAGTGACTTGTGGATTGTCGGGGAATCGCAACGCGATGTTGTGATTAACGGTGGCACGACAGACGATGCCATTGATGTGACAGGCAACTTTGTTACAATCGAAAACCTTGCAGTAAAAACAACAGGCGGAACTGGTAATGGCTACGATGGAATCAATCAGTCATCAGGTCAAGATATGCGTGTTTTGCGTGTGTGGGTTCTGGACTCAGATGATGACGGAATTGCAGTTGAATCTGGTGCGATACAGGCGGTTATTGAGGATTGTGTGATTTTTGATGCAGATGGCGATGGAGTATTTATCAGTGGCGCGAGGGTTAGGGTCATAAACAACCTGTTCCGTGAAAACATCGGTGGCAATGGCGTATCTGTGGATGGCAACGGTGACAATTTTTCAATCACAAGCAATATGATCCGAACCACATCGGCAGGTATTTCAATTTCTGCTGGTGGCGACAATGGCATTTACGATGGGAATATTATGGATGTTGCAGTATCAGACTCAGGCACAGGCAATACCGCTGGTGACAACGAAACCTATTAGGAGGCTACATAATGTTTAAACTTTTACTCGCAGCATTCGTAATGGCGGCCTCTGTGGAGGCGCAGACCGTTGAAGAGTTACAAGCACAGATCGACAGCATCAAAGCAGTCGAAGTTACATTGGCGTCACAGGTTCGTGCAGATACGCTCATCGCACAACGTGACAGTGCCATTGTAGATTTTGGTATCACATTCTACGCAGACAGCGTGGACTCGCAATGGGTGCAGATCGACTTTCCATTGTCCACGTCAACGGGATACAAGCGCGCATTGATACTTGGTAGCATCGAGGAGTGTATCAGCGATCTCGGTGCAAAACAAACGAATACCGCAGGTCGGTTACGGATTAGGCACGACAAGGCAAAACGCGCAACGACACGACTTAACAAGGTGCTGACGCAATGAAAAACATATTCAAGCGACTTGCAAAGTGGGCCATTAAAACCCTCAAGCGCGAGGGCAAGAAAACCCTGCGCGACAAACTGAATGAGCCATTGCAAGACATTGGCATCCCACGCAAGAAGCGGAGGAAATAGACATGGACTTTCTGTCTGGCATTGCAGGACAAGATTTGGGGTGGCTCGGCACAGTGGCCTCATTGCTCATTGCTGGTGCTTTTCTACCTGCTGTAATTACAATCATTGTGAACTTGTTGCGATTGCCCGTATTGAGGCAGACAGTTGAGGCCAGTTGCTTTTCTGCTGGCAAGCTGATCTCTGCGCTGGCAACAAAGCGATTGGGTAGTGTAGGGCAAAAACTGGAAGATGGGTTACAAGAGGTCAAAAATCTTGCCAACGATGCCTTTGATCGTGGCTTAGATGCCGATGATCGGTAGAGGGGCGAGCAATGGACTTCTCTTGGGTTCCTCACGCAATAGCCGAAATCAACAGAGTGCCAGCAGGGCTGCAGATTGCACTGATCGGCCTGGCCTATCTCATTGTCATTCGCACAACGGCATATATCAAAAAGAAGCGGAATGGTGACGACACGGTTTCGGGTCGTGCCACATCTACGAGGGGTGCTGTGGAAGAATTTCGTCAAGAATTTGCGCCTATCTTAAAAGACCTTAACGATGCTATTCGGGCATTGGATAAAACGGTGGGGTCGCTGGATAACTCAGTGAATGAGATTCGTAATCTTGCTAAAAAAAACGCAGAGGATGTTGAGTCCATAAAGGCGACCATGCGTGATGCCAAAGAGGAACTCCGCAGGGTTGCAGATATAGAGTTGGCGATTGCAGACAAGATCAATGGTCTTGTTGAGCGCATGGTTGAGGTGAGGACGAATCTTGAGAATGTAATCCGACAGGAAGTGAGAAAAGCAATATGATGATGGCGTTTCCAAAAGGTGAGTTTGGTTTTTAGACAAGAGGACAGATCATGGCATACACAACACAGCAACGATCAGAGTTTTTGAATTGGGCAGGGCAACAGCGCGACGGGCAAGGGTTTACGGGCGAACAATATCAGCAATATCAATCCGACCCCAACGCATACATCGCGCAGTCCGGGTGGCAACCCAGCGCCCCGGCTCCGTCTGGATCGAGTGGTGCCACAGCGAATGGCACCATGATCCCTGCGACCAAACAAGCGAACTGGTGGGAGCAAAACAACCAAGAGGGCAACCAACAAAACAACCAACAAAACAACCAACAAAACAACCAACAAAACAGCGTGCAACAAGCCCCACCGTGGGCCACATCGTCCATGATTGGCAATGATGGCAGAACGACATATCGAGCCAGCAATGGATTGTGGTATGACGCAAACGGCAACCCCGTAGGTGTCACGCAGTCGGGCAATGATCCCAGCGACGATCAAAGTTCTTACGTGATGGGGCCAATGGGCGCAGGAGCGCCGGGTGGTTTTTTTCGCGGTGGTAACGGTTTAAATTTTGATATTACTGGCGGTCTGATTCCGCAAACAGGTGGCCCCGGTGGCCAGCAACCCGGTGGAGCAAATGATGGCGTGCCGGGCAGTGTGGGTTTCAATAGCCAAGGGTTGATGATGGGGCCAGATGGGCGATACATGGTCGGGTTTAACCCTGCCGGATTGAACATGGACGCGCAAGGTAACTACGGTGTGGGTTATAATGGCCCTCAATCTATCGGCTACCAAGGCCCGTCCAGCATTGGTTACAGTGGGCCACAGTCCATTGGCTTTGATTCGGGGGGGTTGCGATTCGACAGCAATGGCAATTACTCCGTAGGTTACAGTGGCCCTCAATCTATCGGCTACCAAGGCCCGTCCAGCATTGGTTACAGTGGCCCCAATGCTATTGGCATGAACACTGACCTGCGAAGCCTGTTTGACCAAGGTGGCATCGGCTACCAAGGCCCATCCAGCATTGGTTACAGTGGGCCACAATCTATCGGTTATAATGGCCCAGAGAGCATTGGCTACCAAGGCCCATCCAGTATCGGCTACCAAGGCCCTGACGCCATTGGCATGAACAGTGGCCTCCAAAGTCTTGTGGATCGTGGTGGCGTAGGGATGAACAATGCCCTGTCCGACCTCTTGAGTCGCGGCGGTGTGGGGATGAACAGTGGCCTCCAAAGCGTTATCGACCAAGGTGGTGTGGGATTTGACTCCACCGGACTCATGCAAGATGGCAGTGGGAATTTTCGCGTCGGCGGCCCGGACACGTCACAGTTGAGTGGCCTTTTAGGTGATTTGCAGTCCTACACTGGCAACCTGTCCAGCACGTTGGATCGCGTGGGGCCAGCAGGTGAGTTACAGAACACGATGGCCTATTTGAACCAGTTGCGCACAGGTGTTGGTGGCGAACCCGGCGTGCTTGCTGGTATGGACGACAACACATTCAATCAGCTTGTTCGCAATGTGATCGGTAACGAATTGGGCGTGTATTTGAATGGCCCAGGGTCAAGCAGTGTGAATAACCCCGGCCAAGGGTTCCCCCCCGGCGGCGGTGGCCAGCAACCCGGCGGCGGTGATGGATCGACAGGTGGGGGTTCTGGTGGCGGAACGGGCGATGGCCAAGGGTCGGAAGGGTTGCCAAGGGCACTTGATTTGGCGACAGATTTTCCTGTGGTGCCAACGGGTGCCGCGGAAACAGCCATGGATGTACTGACAAACCGATTGGGCTCAGAACGCGACCCAAAAGACATCAACGAACTCGTGCAGTCCATGTTGGGCTTGCAACAGTTACCGCAACAATCGTTCTATTCGCGCAACCTGCCACGCGCCCTACAGGGCGTAGAGGACTTGTACAATGTCCAAGCAGAACACATGCGCGATGATGGTATCAAAACCTCGCTCGATGCCATCAATGCGCCCAGTACAAGTTTTGACATGTCAAACCGAGATTACGACATGACCAACCCCTACCTCGAACAGGCGGCAATCGAGAATGAGCGCGAGTCTCAGGAGTTGGATTCTATGTTGGGTGCGCTGGGCATTGCCGGTAGCGATATTGGCGACGACAGAAAGCAGCGCATGCTCGATGCTCAAGACCGGCGCAAAAACGCCGCCAAGATTCAATTCATGCGCGAGATGGGGGCAGAGCAACGCGCCGATGCGGCCACGGAAAATCAGTTGGAAACATCCGACTTCAACGCAGAAATTCAAAAACTGTTGACCGGCGAGAATATCTACGGTCAACGGTCGAGCATTGCACAGCAACCGCTGTCAATGTTGCTGTCCACGCTGGCCGGAAACAATGTGGCTCCACAAGTGGCCCAGCAGTTGCAGATGCCACAAAGTGGAGGCGGTGGTTTTGGCGGTGCTTTGGGTGGCATCCTTGGCGGTGTAGCCGGGTCATTCTTGGGGCCGGTGGGGGCAATGGCTGGGCAACAAGCCGGTTCACGATTGTTCGGATAGGAGTTTGATATGGGATTTTGGGATAACTTCGGGCAAAGCGCACAGCGAAGCATGCAGTCCAGCGGTCGGGCATTTTTGGCCCAAAAGGCGCGTGAAAAGCTGATGCAAGCACAGCAAGAGCGCCAAGATAAAGACAATTTGGTCAACATCATTTTGCGTGCCAACAACCCAGCAACAGCGCGGTACGGACAACAACAAGCATCCTCGGCAGGTTTGGGCGATTTGGCCGAATTTGCAGGGGAGCGCATAACCGACCTGGAGGTAAAGGAACTGTCCAACACACCGGTCAATACCATGCAAGATTTGATGTCCTTGAATGAACGGTATGATCCCGAAGTGTTAGATCGCGCACGCCCACACGTACAGGCCGCACAGCAACAACGCACGATGGCCGCAGACCAAGCAAGGGTAAAGGGTGCGCACGAAAGGCAGTCCGGCGTGACGAGGGCACAACAGGCCAAGGCGTCCATGATAAATGCCCAAGCAAATATGCGACGTGCCAATGAACCGGTTCAAGTTGATCCGACCAAAGATATGTATCAATATGATGCCAATGGGAATTTGGTGCGCACCCAAGAGGCGCGACAAAAACCCGGCACACTGCGTGCGTCTGAAAAAGCCGAAGATGGGCGATGGCGGTACATGGACACGGGCGAATTGGTGTTTCCCGGTATTCGCGCAAAACGCGACCTGCGCACATACCAAGGCAAGATTTACGATGTGACAGACCCGGAAAAGCCGGTGCTGATTGTGGACATGGCGACCGCGGACAGAATGACGCCAACGCAAGCGCGAAATGAATACCTCAAGTTGACGAAGTATGTCACCGAACCATTGACATTTGAGGGCACCACAGACGAAGATCGCCAAGAGGCCCTTAAGCGCAAGCGTGAATTTGCCGACGTGCTGAAGAAGCTGGCCGAAAAAGGCAACATCAACACATCTGCTCGCACAGAAGTTGACCCCAACAGCACTGAGGCAATGAGCGCAAAACTCGACTCGCTGATCGAAGCACGAACCCGACGGACACAAGGAACTCCGTAATGGCAAAGCAACCCATCGCAAACGCAATCCTCGGCACAGCGGAAGAAGAAGCACCCAAAATGCAAACGGCACAACCATCATCGCTCGATGTGGCAGATACTGGCGTTGCGCAATCACCGGCACCAGTTGACAACATGATGGCCCAGCAGTCACCATGGCCCGACGATCAACCCGACGAAGTGCCCGACCCCGAACCTGTGGACATCCCACTGGAACCGCTGACCGCGTTTACAGAAGATGATCGCATGGAGTTTGGGCAGATGCTCGATATTGCGAGCAAACTGGATGGGTATGATCCGCACCGACCAAACATGAAAAAGGTGATCCAGTTATTTGTGTCCGAGGGGCACTCTCTGGACGACATTCGCCGTGAGGCCGATCTTAATTCGCCACTCGGAAAGTGGTTAGGCCCCGAAAAAATGGGGCCAATAAGCGATGCCATTCATGCTGTCGGTAAAGAATTGGAAGGGTTTGGAACGGGCTTGGTGCGAAGTGCAACCCTTGGGGCGGCTGAACCGCGTGAAGATATGTTGGCATACGATGGCAACGCGTGGGAATTTGACGAAATCCCCTATCTGGCAGACCCCGAAGTGACGGGCAAGTTTAGTGAGATGTTTAAAGATGTAAGTCCAAGTCGCGCCGCCGGTAATATTGCTGGCAGTTTACTGCCTTTTGGTGCCGTTAAGATGGCAATGGACAAGTTGTTTGGTGTAGGCAAGGTCGCACAAGTTTTGGCCAGTCAGCCCGGTGCCTCCGTATCCACGCAAATCCTTGGGCGCACTGCTCCGGCAACCGAGATTGCCGTTGGGTATGCCGTGGCTGATTCTGGCGCAGAAGCGTTTCGACTGCTAAATGCTGGTGAAGAAATAACCGCAGACAAAATTGCACAGGCCGCCGCGATTGGCATGGCGTTTGGTTTGGGTTTGGATGTTATGATGGCGATGGTGCCACCGGCATTGCGCGGTGAGTTTCGCAAAACGCTGGCCACGGAACAGGTGCAAGATCAGGCCAAGCGGATGCGTATGCAATGGGAAGCAAACCAAGTGGACATCGAGGGGATTCGGGAGGGTGTCGAACGCCGCGCAAACCTGCTGGCCGCAGAGGCAGGCATCAAAGAGATCGGCAATCGCCCAAGTCAGCGCCCAAGAACCCAAGCGGATATCGACAAGACTCATGCCGCCGCAACGGCTTACGAAGAAAAGAAGGCGCTTGGCCTTGTGCGTGACCCGGAAGATGTGCTTTCCGACTTGCAGGCAAAGTATGGCCCAAACGATCCACCGGCTGATCCAAACCTTGAAATGCGCATCAAGATTCGCCAGTTGTCTGACCGACTGAATGATCGCGGCCCAACAAGACCACGGTCTGCGGCATCACTTAATGCTGAGATCGAACAAGACCTTTTGGCGGCCCAAGAGATCGCAGATGCGTTGCGCCTGTCCGGTGCGGATAATGCGTCAGCGGCAAGCGGTGAGGTGCTATCCGAAGCAGAATCGTTGTTGTCGCAGTTGCAAGCAAAGTATGGCCCAAACGATCCACCGGCTGATCCAAACCTTGAAATGCGCATCAAGATTCGCCAGTTGTCTGACCGACTGAATGATCGCGGCCCAACAAGACCACGGTCTGCGGCATCACTTAATGCTGAGATCGAACAAGACCTTTTGGCGGCCCAAGAGATCGCAGATGCGTTGCGCCTGTCCGGTGCGGATAATGCGTCAGCGGCAAGCGGTGAGGTGCTATCCGAAGCAGAATCGTTGTTGTCGCAGTTGCAAGCAAAGTATGGCCCAGAAAACGTGGTGATGGATGAATACCGCGATGCCAGAGTGCGTGCGCGTGCAATTATTAGACAATCACAAGAAACGCTCGACAGATTAAAGTCGAACATTGGGGGTGGTGGCCCAGACATACCGCCGCCGCCGCCATCGGGTGGCACGCCGCCAAGTTCTGGCCCAACATCGCCCACGTCGGGCATTCCGCCAGCAGGGGCATGGCCAGAAGGTGGCGAGGCGTGGGCCGATGCGCAAGTGCAAGGCAAAAGCGAATCCGCACTGAAGAACCTGCGTGCCGATATGGTCGGGGCCAGAGAGGCCGATCCGGGCAATCCGCACATTCATAGCGTAATCGCCAAAATCGACAGCGCGATCCGTGACATTAACGCAGACCGCAATGCAGACAAGGCGGTTCAAGCCACAGCACGACAGGGCGATGTGCCCGAAGGGTTTGAAGCACCTGCAAGTGAACAGCCATCGACAAAAAAGCCCATGGCCACGATGGACGAAACAGAACAAGTCGATCCGGTGGGCATTACCGCTGACGACTTGACACAACAAAAAGCCGACACAGGTGAACCAGCGCCAAAATCATTGCAAGACATGTCCACGGAAGATTTGGAAGCGGCGGCTATGCGGATTGAGGATGCCGAAATTGCAATGGGTGAGGCAGGTGGTGATCCGCGATTGGCAGATGTGCAAGTGCGACTCAGGGCCATACAGGAGGAATTGGACAGGCGCGGCGTGTACAGCAGAAGTGACCCTTCAAACCTTAGCGGCGAAGAATTGGCACAACAACAAGCACAACAACATGCCAGTGCTGGACAATCGCCCATGTCATGGGATGCGTTTGCAGAGGCAAAACGCGCCACAAAACCGGGCATCGTTGACAGGGCGATCACGCGATACTACGATGAATACATTAAGGCGTATAACGAGGCAATGGCCACTGGCCCAACGGAACTGACACCCCGGTCGGCTGCAATAGAGGCTGACCCCATGGGTGACATGGATGCGCCGCGAGTCACCTTTGGCAACAAGTCGCGTGCCGGTGAATCGGACTTTGCGTGGGCCAACACCATGACTAAGAAGGGCAATGTCGATGTTGATTATGGTGGGTTGCCGTATAAGCTGTCGTGGAAAAACGAGGGTGGTACTGCGCGGTGGACACTGACTGAGCGCGAAGGGAAAAACACAAAGCCGATTTGGACATACGAAACCGGCACTGGGGATGGCCCATCGAGCGCTGAAATCAAAGCAAAAGTGGAAGAACATGCCAGCAAGATGAACCAAGCATTGGCCAACGCAAAATCCATCGGCACAACCGTTGATGCGTTTATGAAAAAGAAGTCTGGTGTACTTCAAGCACTGGCCAAAGACCTTGGATTGGCATCGAAGGGCACCAAGAAAAAATTGTCGGGCTTAATTGTGGACAGGTTGGCACGCGCAGGGGATCGAAAACTCCCCCCACCTGACCACACGCGGTTGGCCAGTTTGGTCATGGGAAAGGTGGGCACAAGCCCACCAAAAAATCTGCGTGAGATGTTGCGTGCTGTGGCACCTGATGGTGTCAATTTTGGCGCACTCACTGGCGAAATGGAAGATATGCCCTCACATCTGTTTGCCCAGCGCATCGTGCGCAAAAATGGTGGCAAACCTGTGGATCGCGTATTACAGGAATTGGAGAGCGCGTACCCCGGTCACGGCATCAAGGATGCCAGCGATTTAATCGAGGCCATGAAGAACAAGGATCGCATGTATGGGGATATGACCGACAATGTAAATGAACGCGCCTTAACAGAGGCCGGTGATGAAGCAGAAGATATGCTGGCCGATACGTTCAAGCGTGGGCGCGAAGATGCGCTCAATGGCGACATGCCCCCGGACGACACGACCTTTGGGGATGAACAGGCACGCCAAGCGTATTGGGGTGGGTATTTGTCAGCGGCCCCCGATCCATACAAAGATATTTGGAATATGACACTGGACGAGATCGAGGCCCAACCACACATGAATCTGACGCGTGAGGGCCAAATGATGTTTGTTGAAGGACTCGAAGATGGCGTCCACAACAAGAAGCCCGTTCATTACCGCCGTGTCGAGGAAGCAATTAAGGATGGGCGCGAGGTGCGGCCAGAGGTATTGGAAGATTACCCATCGCTTCAAGAGTTGTATTACGAAGTGAATGCCCAGCAGGGGATTGACTTCTTCTCGCCTGTGGACGAGGACAATATGACCGAAGGGTGGCGCGTTTCGTCCATGCGAAACAATCTGGAAAACGCCAAGTCACCAGATGAAATTGACGCACTCTTGAAGTCGGCATCCGATGATGTGAATGCCACAATGGAGCGATATGAAAACGCCACGGACATTGGTGAAAAAGAGGTGCTGGCCGAAGAATTGGATGATGCGGTAGAGGCATTGCGCTTGGCAGAGGATTATAATCTGGATAGTGGAGGTGACACTGCCCCGCGCACAGAGGCCACGGAGGCCGGTCAGCAGGGGCTGATCGCTGGCACAGGGGGCCGACAGGTTCCGATGGGGCCAAAGCAGGGTGGCGGTGCAGACTTGGAAGGTTTACCACTGAATCCCGGCGCACGCGCAGACCTTGAAGCCGGAGGCACGCAGGGGTCATTATTGGACATGCAAGCCGGTGGATCACGCGCCCAACAAGTAAATACGGCACTGGCCAACGTGGAGCAACGCCTTAAGGATTTGCCAGAGGACTCCGCAGAGTATTCCGCTTTGTCTGCCCAGCGCGATGCCTTGCGCATTGAGAAAATTAATTTGGAGCGCGGTGGCACCACGCGAGAACATACGCCATTCTTTAATCCAAAGGCAACCAAGAAGCAACGGGGCCAAGCGTTTGTGTTGCTCAATGAAATGGGCATCCAGCATGGCACGCCGGAGTATAAGGCCATCCTAAAACGATTGGGTGGCGTGGACTCGATGAACGACTTGACTGTGCCACAGGCCAACAAGCTCATATCGGGCCTCATGAACGAAAAAGCTGTGGAGGAAGCGGCACGCACAGAGAGTTTGTTGCATGAAATGGAGCAACTGGCCAATAGAGATAAGGGCGATGTGCGCAATGAAGCCGTGGGCGTTGGTGCGCCCGAAGGGTATGGCCGCGAGGTCAGCGCAGTACATCCTCTGTCGTCGCCACACAGTGAAAATTTGGGTCTCTCGCGCAATGAGGCTGGGCGTCGCGTGGTGAATGCCGCCGTATCTGCCGCCCGATCTGAGCGCCAAATGACAAACCAGTGGGCAGAGATGATCCACGACTTCCAGCAACAGGCCCAATTAGATGTGCGCGACAAGCATCTGGTTGCACAGGCGCTCGATGGGCAAGTGCGACCGGCAAGCCTTAACGAGGTGCAACGCGCAGGGTATGAGTTCTACCGCGACCTGTACAATGAAATCGCACAGCAGTTGGGGTTGCCGCCAGATCGGCGCGTAGCAGAATATTTCCCACATCTGTTCCCCGGATCAATGGGCAAGCGGATGTCTGCTGTGCTGGCGCGTGATCTGGATTTGCCAACGGGCGATATTGTGCGCGGCACACAAACCATGCCCCATGTGCCAACAGAAAAGATGTTCCGTCACCTGTTCCCACGCACAGGCGAGGGGGCCTACATGATGGACTTGGACAAGGTGACATGGGCCTATCTGCGCGGTGCCAGCCGAAAAATAAACCAAGACCCATTTCTGGCGGTCTATGCCTCTGAGATCGAGAAGGTGCCAAACAATCTGGTCATGAAATCCGAGATTGCCGACTATGCTCGCGCAGTCAGTGGGGGCCAGCACAAGCGCCGCGTGGCCACAGCAAACCGACTGGAACAAAGCGATGCGATCAAAACAGGCGTCGAATCATTGATTGAGTGGGTGGCTCCGCCATCTGCCAAAGGATCACTCAAGACGCCTGAGAGCGCGATTCAGTTTATCGACAATCTGGCGCGTGTAGCACAGGAGCCGATCCCCGGCACCGACATTGGCCGTGGCACCACACGGCTGGAGCGCACACGCGCACGTGTGGCCATGGGCATAGATGAAATCTTTGAACAGATGAAAGACCCCCGGCAAGCGCCTTGGGTTGCAAATAATGTTTACCGCGCCGTTGTGTGGCAACGGTTGGGATTGAACGTATCATGGGGGCTGCTCAACTATTCAGAATTGCTCACAAATGTGATGCCCGGCCTCAATCCACGCAGAACAGCAACGGCGCTATTTGACTATCTGAAGTACCGGTCTGATGATACCTTTGAAATCAATGGCCATGCAGTGCGTGATATTGTCAAAGAATTTGAACTTGATGAAGCGCTGGCGCTGGATCACTTAGACCCCACGACACATTCGGGGTGGTCACGACTTGAAAAGGTGATGATGTCACCCGGACGCATCCCGGAGCGACAGGTGCGTGCCATTGCCGCGCTGGGCGCGTTTCGCAGAGCCACCGACAAGGGCATGAATTATGGACAGGCCAAAAAGTTTGTCGAAGAATTTGTCACCAAGCACAAGTTTTTCACTGGCAAAGAAGGGTCTGTCGCACTGCTGAGAAACCCACTCATGCAACATCTACTCATGTTTCAGAGTTGGTCGATTCACGAAGTGAACATGCACGCCGATCTGTTCATGAAAATGGCAAGCGGATTTAAAAAGCTGAAATCCAATACCAGCGAACAGACCCGAATGGAAATTGTGGACGAAGAAATCATGCCCTTCATTTATCAGGCGATGGCGTTTTTGGGTGCCTATGGATTGGCAAATATGACCGGTTTTAATTTCCATGAGCGCATCGCGTCACCGGCTGTGGAGTTGGCAGATGCCGCGTGGAATGCGAAGTATGAACCGGTGATCCAAGCGCTGGAAAGTCGCATGGGGCTTAGTTATGCGGATGCGATGATCGAAACCGTCAAGGGCATGTTGGGTGAAAATCCAGAGCCGGGAAGCAATCGGACATTCACGGAGAAATACCTGGCCCCCCAACCGGCGGCCAAATACATGAGCATGGAACGTCGTGGCGTGTCGCTATTTTCAAAAGAGGGCATTGTCGAGATTATTACGGGTGCCCGGCCCATTAAAGAGGGTCGGCGCAAGAAGCGCCCTCGCAGATCGAGGCGTCAGCGCCAGAGCGTTGGGTATTGACAACCTGCGCCAGTCTTTGTACCATAGAATATGACACAATGGTTGGCTCCGCTGTGTTCCCCCGGCCTGTCTCACCCCCCATGGACAGGTCGGGGCTAAACTAAAAACGAAATAGCATTGCGCCGCGAGACACCGCTTGGGGGAGAGCGATGTTGTTCGCGTGGGGAGGCGATGCTAAAAGGCCACACTTGACAAATGAGTCAAGTGTGGCTATTTTTGTTTTACAATAAAAATCCACGGCCAACGCCAACCCTCACCAAGCAGGGGGCGCTGGCCAAAACAACACAAAGGAGCGAGCCATGGAAAATGACACACTTGCAACACACATCATCATGTCGTATGAGGCCGGCCTTGCCGCCGACTACACGGACATTGGCCCCATTGGGGAGATCGGCCAAGATCGTGAATACCTCGGCATGTCGGGTGCTGGTCGGTGCCAGCGCCAACTTGGCCTGTCGGTCACGCCACAGGTTGATCGCAAACCCGACAGCATCGAAACAAAGGCCATCTTCAAAGATGGCTACCTGTTTGAAGCTGACACTGTGGCGCGTTTGCGTGCTGGTGGTTTGGAAATTGAAGACCAACAGCAAGAAATGGTGCATGATGAATTTCCCGAAATCAAAGGCCATCACGATGGTTTGATCCGCATCGAGGGGGAATGGGTTTTGCTCGAAATCAAATCCATGCGATCATACCCACAGGCAAAGGTTTTGGGTACACGTGGGCGCGGCAAAAACGCCATCAATGAAAATGTTGTCGGCCAGCGTGCCGGTGGGTTTACGCTGGCATCGGGCGTTATTGAGGAAACCAATCAGCCCTATTGGGCGCAGGTGCAGGTGTATCTGAGGTCGCTGGACTTGCGGCGTGCCGCGATGGTCTGCCGGTTTAAAGAAACGGGCCAAATCGCCGTTGAGATTATCGAGCGAAACGATGCCGCCGCCGATGGGTATTTGGCCAAGTTGGCGAACATCATGAACCATGTGCAAGAGGGCATGGTGCTACCTGCTGACCACCACCCCGGCGTGGATTGGCAGTGCAACTATTGTGACTATTTGGACGTGTGTGATGGGTCGAACCGTGGCCTGTTGACCATCGAGCAATTTTTGGAGGTGAAATAACATGGCAAAACAAACCGCTGTTGTACCTAAGAATATTGTTGAGGCTGTGGCCGCTGACACCGGCCTGTCGGTCGAGAAAGTTCAACACGGCGTCACCATGTTTGATGGTGAGCCATATTTTGGCCAAGAGTTCTGTGAAATGGCGCTGGAGCATCGCTTTGGTGCCAAGAACTTCTCCATCGAGGTCGAAATGCTGACGCTGGACGAATACCGCATGATGCGTGAAATGTCCGGCATCCGACCGGGCGAGCCGTATTTTGTGATGCGCTGTCGCATTACCATTCGCGGCTACCAGCGCCCATTTATCGAGTATGGCACTGCCCACAAGGGCAACACGAAGATGATCTCTGCTGGCAGTTATGGCATGGAATTGGCCAGCACACGCGCACGCACGCGCTGCATGAAGTTGGCCATTGGACATGGCTTTGCGGTCAATGCCCCCTACGAACCCCCCAGCGCCGAAGAAGCCAGCGCGGCCCTGTTTGACGCGGATCAGCGCCCGGCCTTGCCAATGGGTGCGGCGTTTAAACCGCAAACAGGGTCGCCACAAGCAAAGTTTTTGGCCGACTGTGGAGAGATCAAAAAGCGCCTCGGTGACGATGCCTACTACACCATCTTGGGCAATTACGGCATCGAACACAGCAACGACCGCGCCCTAATGGATGATCTGGCGCTGATGCGTCAGGTGTGGGATGATTTACGCGCCGCCGCTGGCATCGAATCCTCCGACGAAACCGCCGATGTGATGGGGCGCATGGAGGCATTGCGCACCGACTTGTTGGAATGCCCAGAGAAATGGCAGAACCAATTTGAAGGCGAGATCGAGGGCATGGAGGTGTCACGTCTTGAGTGGTGGGAAAAGCGCGTTGCTGGGCGCTTAAACAAGGCCAGTGACGTTTACGATCCGCCCGTCGATGCTGTACCTGCGGAAAACAAAAAGCATGAACCCCTGCCGGGCGACTGGCACGAAACCGTCGATGTGGGCCATGTGGACTTTGATCTGTACGACATGATCAATCGTGGGGCGTCGCTGGGCGTGCTGGCAGGTCTGTATGCCAAACACCCGGCGCTGAGTGGGAAAAACTTCAAAGACCCATCCATTACCGACGGACAGGCCATGGAAACCTATGTGCTTGACAGTGGGGCGAGCCGCGACCAAAAGGTCGCCGCTTTGGAGCGTGCCGACAATGCTGTGCGAGCGTTCAATGTGAAAGCAAACGCCAAATAAGCGAGGTGTACACAAAAAAGCCCCCGGCGATAATGCCGGGGGCTTTTTTTATGGCCGCCACTTGTGCAGGTTCTCTGCAAATTCCTCAATCCCAAATGTCGGATCATCCAAGTACTTGGTGATTAATCGACTGGCCACTTCGGACAGCAGGTCGATGGGGTAATAATAATACCCCGGCGCGAAAGGGGCTTCTACAAGTTCAATCCCCACACCTGCACTGTCCAGTATTTCATGCTCTTTTAGAGAGTGGCTCAGGTTGCGATATTTGCCGTTTTTGTCATACAGTCGGATCATGATAAATGTCATCAAGACATAACTCCAATTTATTGTGGTGAGATTACGCGTTAAAACCCAAGCATTCAATTTTGACAGTTCGCCACATTGAACGGTTGCGATCTGGAAACGCGCCGCGCTGAAGATCACGGTATGCTTTGTTTTCGGCGTCTTCTTCATCTACTGCATAAACGTCCAACTTCCCACTGTATTGAGCGTAAAATCCTGGACGTGAATCAATCCAAACCCGATACTTTGCAAGTTGCCTGTCTGTTTCATACAATTCATACATTTTTTAACCCTTTCCTGTGTGTTATGAGATTGCCTCTTTGTAGTGTTGTATTTTTGCGATTCGCGCCGGGTGACGCAACGCGGCAAAACTTTTTTCCAGTATCTGCCGCACGCGCTCCCTGCTGATGCCGTGGCGATCTCCAATCTCTTGATAGTTTTGGTCATGAATGACGCGAGAGAGAAATATTTCACGGCTGCGGTCGTCTAACACATCCAAAACACCAAAAACCTCCGGCCCCCATTCCCCGGTGTATTCCGGGTCATGGCTTTGCAGGTGTTTGTCCTGCCAGTGCGGTTCTGTTTCTGTGTCGATGCCATCAAAAAATACATCATGCTGGCGTGCCAGCGTGGCCTTTTCATATCGCCCCAGCGACCACCCCAGCGCCCGACACAATTCTGCCGGGCTTGGTTTTCGGCCCAAGTCATGCGCCATGGCGTTTTCTGTCTTGTTCAATTTCAACCCATCGGCAAACTGATTGCCCGGCATGGGCCGCAAATTTGAGCGCTCAACTTCCATCATAATTCGTTTGAGTATGTGCCATCGCACATACGTTGCAAAACGCCCAGCGCTGGGTGTGTATTCCTCTGCCCCTTCGCACAATCCCAACATGGCGGCCCCAATTAGGTCGCCCAGGTCGGTGTGTGCCGTGTTTTTCTGCTTGGCAAATTGCACAGCCATGCGCGTACATCTGCGGATCAATTCCGGCTTTGACTGTGGCCAGTCTTTCAAGAGTTCGGCTTCGTCGGCCTTTGTAAGTGGCCGGGCATCGCTTGTGTTGAGTATGCTGTCCAGTGTCTGCATGTGTGGCTCCTATCGCTGTTTCAATACCGCACTCAAAAATACAATGATCCAAAAAATGATAATAACCCATGTCATGAATCATCCCCCAATAAAACGTATTCCGCAACTGCTGTCTGTTTGTCCAAGCGTTTGTACTGGGTTTCGATCCGGTACCCCATTCTGCGCAACTCTAAAATGCGAGCGCCCAAACGAAAGCACCCAAACTTGTGCAATGCGTCAAGCGGTGTTAGTGTTGCGCCGGTTTTGAGGTGTGCCAGTATGCGCCCGGCTTGTGTTTTTGGGTTTGGTTCCATGTGTGGCTCCTTTGCGGTTTGGCCCCCCGGCTATTTTCCGGGGGGCCGGTGGTTTATCGCCCGGCGTAATCATCTGCCAGTATGCGCCCGGACATGACCGCCCGGTATTCGTTGCGGTTGTCTGCGTGGCATGCCAGTGCGTAACGTGCTGCGGCGTGCCGGGCCTTGCGTGGGTAATGTTTTGCCAATTTCAACATCATGCGAGCAACATGCATGTAGGACTGGCCCACATTAACGCGGCCCATGTGGTGCCGGATTTGGCGCTGATCTCCATCACCCAAGCGCCATGCTGGATCACATGCACACACAAGGCCTTCGTCGGGGTTGTGTTTCATTTTGCAGGTTTTACACGTCGTCAACGTCATGCTTGGCTCCTTATGATTTTATGGGTGATATGCACCGGTGCAACTGGTTTTTTTGCGTTTCGTCAACAATCATCAATTCAAACCATTCCGCAATGTTTGCGCCTTCCACGGCCGCGTCAATGCCTTTTTTATACGCTTCTGCTTCCTCGTATGTGCTGAATGGTTCCATGTGTGGCTTGCTGGCCACAAACCCAATTACATAAAACATGCTTGGCTCCTTTGTGATTGGCCCGGCACATGGCCGGGCCGGGTGGTTAGATTGTGCAACACCCACAACATGGCGCATCTTCGCACCTGCCGCGAGCGTTGCGCGTGTAGGTTTTGCCGCCTATTTGATACGAATTGACATGGCCACCATTGGCGCATGTTAAATGACGCACGCGCCATGCGCCGGATCGGCCACGAAACAACAAACCACCATGGGCCGGCACTTCGCCGCCGCATGTGTCACATTCACCCCTGAACTTATTAACCATGGTTAACCTCCATAAATTCTTCGCATAAGTGCCTGTATTCATAATTTTTTGAACACACACATGCGCCGCGCCAATATACGCACCAGACAAAATCAGGTATGACAAGGGCCAGCACATAAGGCCCATGGCGCTTTGCTATTTGGCTTTGTGGCCACAACCGCGAATTGTCCACATTTAAAAGCATGACAATCCCCCTTATGCTTGTATCTGGATAAAGCCGGTATCTCTACCGGCCGTTTTTGCTCTTGTTTGGCCTTTCGATTTAAGGCCCACGACAACGCTGACGGGGTCTAAAAATCTCAGGTCATGCGCGTCACCGTCTATCACGCTATAACCATGGTGTGTGTCGGGTACATCATCAAAAACCATGGCAACATTAAACCCGGCCATGATTGCGTTTTGAGTGTCAATCTGTGTCCAACTGCACCCGGCGGAAACCGTCACATGGTAATTGGGCATGCTCGGTATATCTTGCCATGGGCGTTTTGTATAATCAAAAAATTGCACTTTTGGAAACATATCAAAAATTGTCACCGGGCCGCCCATGACAGGCATGCGCCACCATGGCAAATCGCTGAACGTATTTAAACGGCATGCCAATTTGAGGCCGGTGCTTTTTGCTGTTTTCTCTGCAAGTTTCAACTCGCCCAAGAGCATGGCCCAAAAAATGTCACGATCCTGAAAGAACAGGTTTGTTCTTTCAATTCGCGCGTTTATCACATTTGGAAAAATCCCCCGGCCAGCGGTAAATATGCATGCCTCCTCGCATCCGTCGGAATACTGGCATGTATTATATCCGCTGATCCGGTGCGGTGCCAGTTCAAGATTGACCTGCAAATAACCATGCCGGTGCGCCTTTAATGCTTTGGTATTCTGTTGGGTTAATATCTTCATGGTTGGCTCCTCTGGCTTAAAGGTGTTGTGTCAGGATTTCAACGGGCTTGTTATCAACTGCCATCAACCAAACATGCACCATGTGGCGCTGGTGCTTTGTGGGCCGGAAATATGCGCATGCATCGTCATGGGCCTTTTTGCTGTTTGGTGCGTTTATTTCAATATCTTCGGCGCGGAAATATGCCTTATAAGTGTTCATGTGGTTGGCTCCAAATAATGGCCATGCGGAATGCTCCGCATGGCCGGTGGTGGTTTATTCTTCGTCAATGGCTCCGCTGCTGGTCATAAACTCATATGCCTTATTCAATACCAGAGTGGCTTTTGGTATGTCGTTAATGCGCATGGCGTCTGTTGTTATCCATTCGCCGTTTTCGGTTTGAACACGGCGCACAAGTTGGACACGGCGACATGTAAACCGGCGCCCGTTTTTCTCGTGCGTTTCCTCAAAAACCATGGCCGACATTGGGCCATGTCTAAAGGTGATTTCGGGTTGTTTCATGTTGGCTCCTTTTGTGTTGTGGGGTGGGTGGTTGGGGATTTAAAAAAGGTTTGCTTCTTTCATGCTCAAAAAGCGCTCCGGCCCCACAATGATGTGGTCTAATAATTCAATCCCTAAAACGTCGCCTGCCTGGGCAAGTCGGCGCGTCAACTCTATATCTTCCCGGGTGGGCGTCACGTTGCCGGATGGGTGGTTGTGGGCGACGATCACGGAAACGGCATTGTTTAATAGGGCCGTTTTGAATACTTCGCGCGGGTGAACAAGTGAGGCGTTCACGGTGCCGATTGACACAACATCCTTGCTCATGATCTGATTGCGTGCGTTCAAGTGAAAGCACACAAAGCGCTCACGGTCGGCGCGTTTTTCTTCTTCCAGCAATCCGGCAACATCCGCCGGGCATGTCATGCTCATGATGGATAAGGGCGCGTTGTCGGCGTCGCGTACAATCTCACATTTTAATAGTCTAAGTCTTGGCGTTCCCATGGTTGGCTCCTTTGGGGTTAATATCCTAAGTGAATTTTGACCGCGTTTAGGTCAAAACAATATGTATATGTATCTTGGCCGGGTATCAAATTATTTAACCAGAGGCCGCTTTTGCCAGCTTCAGCATACCAAGGGCATGCATGATCATCGGCCCACATGGCCATGACAATTTGTTTTGGCGTCAATGTTCGCGTCGCTGCTTGTGATAACATGTTTTTCCTCCTTTGATGTGATGGATTGACTTATATGTCAATATTAATATAAAACCACCAAAAAAACAAGGCTAAAAAATAACATTATTGTCAAGTCCTTTTTTATTTTTGGGCCTGTTTTCGTATATTCCATGGCATGATACCAAACACAAAAACCAGGACCGGCATGACGGGTCATTTTCCGGCCCCTTATCAATATGGAATCGAGCCGACCGCAAACCCGGCACAATGGCCACCAATCCCAAAAGGGCATGAGAGAATACCGAATAATCCATGGGGTCTCACGCAGCCAACAAACCCAGCATGGGCGGATCGTTACCAAGCGCACATGACCGAAATCATAGAGCGTGAATATTTGCCCATCTCACCGGCAAACCAACAGCCCGAAGGCGAGCCCGGCGCATGGCTTCAACCTTTCCAAGTGCGAATCCTCAACCATTGCTTTACGCCTCGCCTTTGCTCGGATGGTTTGTACCGATTCCCATACCATACCATCATATACAGTGATTTGAAAAAATCAGGCAAAACCGGCATGGGTGGTGCAATTTCCTATGGTTGGTCCAGGTTGGTCGGTGGTGAATTGTACCAACTGGCCAACAGCAAAAAACACAGCGCCGACCGAGCCTATAACCGCATGTTTATGTTCTTGTCCTATCTTGAACGCACAAACCCGGCACGCTATCACAAAGAGGTGAAAAGCCGGGGCTTGGAACGCATGGAATCGACCGAAAAAACGGAAGATTTACCATATTGGCGCATGGAAGCGTTGCCAGTGTCAGCAGGGTCAAGCGCCGGGGGCTTTCAATCGCTCACCGTGTGGGATGAATTATGGAGTTATGAACACGATGAAGCGGTGCGTTTATTCTCCGAAATGCAACCAATCAGCACGCTACCACCGGCCCAAATTATGCATGAAGGTGCGCCAGTTTCGGTGCAATCGCCCAGCCTCCGGCTGATTGTGACCTATGCAGGGTACCATGGCGTGAGTGAATTATTGTGGCAATTATACGAGCAAACAGTCAAACCCGATGGCGACACATTGACACCTACCGGGATTAAAGCGGATGGGTTGGAAGACCTCCCATGTTATGTCTCCGACGATGGTGGCGTGTTCGCATATTGGAACCAGGACACCCCCCGCATGCCATGGCAAATCCCGGCCTACTTCGAGCAAGCGCGCAACGATCCTATCAACCGGCTCCGGCCTGAGGAGTATGCCCGGCTTCATCGCAACCAGTGGACAAGCGCCCATGGTGCGTTTCTTGACATGGCCCAATATGACGAATGCGCCAACATCGGCGAGGCGCTCCACCTGGCCAACCGCATCGACTGGACGCCAGCCGGGTCGCACATCGAGATGGCGCGACATGAGATCACGCGAAACCGGCACCGATAGCATACCAACACCCGGCCACGGCAGCATGCAGCAGCAGCACCGATCCACGGCCACGGCTGCACACTGGCCAACGCCCGGCCACGAATCACGACACGCCAATCGGCCACGGCCCGACGCCATCGACCAGCGCCGACGAGGGGGGGCATCGACCGTCCGGGCCTCCCCCGCGATGGGGTGGGGGCCTCAAAGGG